TTTCTCAATCTCTTTCCTAAATTGTTCCTCACTTAGATTAAACCCTGTTTGCAAATAAATAACGTCTGCTTCTGCATAGTATTCTGGTTTGACTCCGGGGCTAAGGTGAACACCAATAGGCTTGTTAACTCCTTTCTTGCGTAACTCTTTTACAAGAGTGTTAACCTGTTCAGCACTGTAATACTCATCGCACTCAAGACAAACAACATAATGGCTAACAAGATCGTCAACCGCATCAACAACTTGATTTTGGTAATCAATCTGATTCTGTAAACCCAGTTTATAAACGTCTGGAGAGTCGTCTGAAACGAGCCATACGACGGGCTGTATGCCGCTACTACGCAACCTGTTAAGGCGGTTGCGCCAATAATCCCTATCAATCCCATTTACATATCCAAAGTCTTTGGCGGTACTTCTCGCCATGACATCGGCGTAGGTATCTCCATTGTTAATGATTTTGTTTAAAGTGGCTAACGTCCACTTCTCCGTAGCCGTATCGGGGGCCAGCCATGACAACGTGCTGTACTCAGCGCCGTTAATGAGAAAGGTAGATTTATAGTCACTTATTACAGCAGTGCTGACTATAGCGACTACCATTAATGCTAGAATCTTTTTCATGGTTAAATTTTTTATTGATCCACTTGAACTATAGTAACCGTTGCACTTGGTACAGCAGGGCCAAAAGCACTAGCCGCTGTCCCATGCAGGTCTAAATTTAAATCATTAGTAGCCCACATCCACTGCAAATACTGTCCAGAGGTTAAAGAAAATAAACCCGATCTATTTATAGTTTGCCTGTGGTCATTTGCATCTAAAGAGTTAACCATAGAAGAAGAGTTGGAAACATCAACGCCATCGATTCTAGGCCATATCCACACATCTTTTGGGCTAGCACTAGTAGAATGAATTGTGGCAGACATATCTATATGGTAAACGCCGCTGTAAGTAAACTCCATTTTAGACGTATCAGAAACATTCAAAGAAACGCCATCAGTAACGTCTGTACCATTCCAAGTTATAGGATAAGCGGTATTAACTGAAGCAACCGTTTGTTGTGAAGTGTCATAAAACTCTGCGTAAGAACCTGATCCACTTCCTCCTGCAAAGGCTATCCAGTTAGTCCCATTAAAATAGTATAGGTTTTCGCCTTGTCCGGGATTCCAATCTGATCCATCAGCATAACGAATGTCACCAATGCGGGGTTTCTCAGGCTCTATATGTATTTTCTCAGACCTTAACTTGGCTATGTTATAAATAATGTCACCAAGTTTACCCAACTCTCTGATTACAAACTCACCAAGATAGTTTGGGTTTTCTGGAATAGAACCCGGTTGGTAGTAAGTTACACTCTTAACGTGTTTCGATTGATGAGCCATTAATAAGCCCTACTACCTCTGCGGCCTGCGTTTTGAACCTCAAACGCTAAACCTTCAAGCCTCCATTCAGCATCGCTGTCAGACTCAATACGAATACCATACAGTTTTCCAGAAGCCCTGCATGAAACTTTAGATTGTGTATCAGGATTAAATGCTATTGGCCCTTCCCAAGTTACAGCCTCTTCTGTAGACATCTGGGTTCCAATATAAATATCTACAGTTTGATCTTTGTCAATAGTCATTTTAGGCCAGATAGCCTTAATGTGTTTTACAGATGAATGATCTGGCTGATTATTTTCATCCATGCTATAACCAGTACGCTCAATGTATGAGCGCATATTAGAACCATCAGCTTGATAACCTACTTTATCCCTGTATACTTTTGTATTAGTTGGTGATGCAAATACCAAAACATTTTCTACAGTATTCCAGTTAGATGCCCATCTACCATCTACAGTATCCCACGTTGGAGTAGCAGAAGCCCAATCAGAAAGCGCCGTTTCATCTTCAATAGTGCCGTAACTTATGTATCCTAAATCTGGCAAGTCTCTTAAAGAAAAAGTATTATCGTGCCAACTCCAAACCAATGCCTTATCTACTTGACCGCTTTGGTTATCAGCAGAAGGAAAACAAGCAAGCACCTCAGACCTATTGTAATCTGTCACGCAAAATGATTTCTTATATTGGTCGCCATCAATGTACGAAAATATATAGTCTCGCATTTTATGAGGCAAAATACTTTTAATACGCTGACCATCATTTATATATATGTCACCGTTGCCAAATATAAAATGTCCGCCATCAAACTCAGTAACACAGTTTTTTGCAAGAATACCGACGTTAGGAGAAATTTGTCTAAACGCAAAAATAAAAGGAGTTCCTACATACGTCATTGCATATATAGAATCTTCCTTGTAAATCATAAACGTATCTTGCAACGGAAGCCCGTCAAGAATAGCGCCTTTGGTATCTTCCAAAGAATATTCGCCAGCATCAACCGTAGCATCATTTTCATTCCAAGATGAAGGCACTCCATTTACAGGAGCCTCAGTAGACCACTTAACAACCCTAGAGTTAGGAACAGATGACTTGGTAATATTTAAACTTACAAGAAATGATCTAAATGATTTAATGCTTTTGCATAAAGTAGCATCTTGCCAGTTAGTCAAATCTCCAAGTTTATGTGATGTAGACGGCACACCAGAACTTAAACTCCATTCTTGTGGATCATCAACATTATTGGTAAGCACAAGAACTCCACCAATAACAGTAGATGACCAATTCTCTACAGCGGTTGCCGAGTAATCATTATCTGTAGTGCTTGCATTAAGCGGTGTTACAACATCATTATCGGCATGGGCATATACCGTGTTTGCAGATAAAGTAATAACTCCAGTGCCAGTGTCTACAGAGGAGTAAGTTAAAACTTCATATGTTCCAGCAGAACCAATCTTTAAAGTTCCTGATGCTGACAAAGCAGACAGTGTTGCGCCTGTATCTACCGTAATTGTTCCAGCCCCTGCGGTTACTGCGCCGTTTAATGTTAGGGTATTTTGCCTAGTAATGTTAGTCCATGACGTTCCGTCATGTACATATATTTTGTTTAACCCGGCAACAACCCAATACTCAGACGATCCTGCTTTTACTTGAGTAATGTAATAAGGAGCAATTGGGCAGGTAGCAATAACAGAAGAATAACCCGGGGATTTTAATACAGCCCCGTGTTCTATTCTTACATTATTTCCGTCTGACCAAGCATTAGGGGGAAGTTGAAAAGGAGCAATGTCCTTTACAATACCTACTTGACCAACATTGTCAACAGGTATTAATGCCATTAAACATACCTAACGTGTAGCGGATCAACCTCTGCGTCAGGTGCATCAGGCCAACCCCAATAAGTTTTGTCCACCTCTCGATCAACAATCTCAGTCTGATCGGTAATTACTTCGTTGCCGTCGGCGTCATATTCCACAATCTTTCGTTCTTCCTGTACCTCGTGGTTCTGGAAGTTACGCACCGCCTGTACAGATGCAAACGCTTCAATGCCTGCTTCAAGCGAGTTGCCGTGAGCGCGAACCTCGTTGCGGTATGTAGTCCAGTCAGCATCCATAGCGGTACCGCTGTCCATAGCGCGGATTACACGCCAATCAGACGAAGCCAACAACGCACCAACGTGGGCCTTTACTTTGTTAATAAGTTCTTCCTTCAGCGCATCGACATCTTTCTCCGTTGTGGCGTAGGTAATCACCCACTCACCATCAACCAGATTGTGTTGCTCTGCGCCGATGTTGTAATAGCGGCTGTCAGGAGTCTCAATACGAGCAGGAGCAAAGCCAATAGCCGCTAGTGCGTCTTTAGTCCACAAACGAAAGATGTTTGCAGGGTGTTGGATGCCTTCAACGGTGATGCCGCGAGGCGATTTGATTAATCCAAATTGTTCGCTATACCACATAGTTACCTCGCGTTTGAATATTTGAATGGGCTTTCTGCAAAAGCCATATAGATAAGAGTATTGCCAGATTGGTTTAAGGCTGGCCTGCTGTGCTTAATCTTAAAACCGTTAGAGACAAAATCTACAATGTCAAAAAAATCACCCTGAGCATAACCGTTTTCAGCACTGGGTTGGTTAGGGTAAAGATATTGGTTAACAGGGTTGTTTGTTCCTCTTTTGTTATCCATCATGTACCAGTTTTGAACACCTGTATTTATTTCTTTTACGATTAAAAACGCAGGAGAAAAGCCAGTGTAAACAAAAGGCCCATTATTTGCGCCATTGCCTATGTACGTTCCAAACTTACTGTAGCCCTCAACAGAGTGGAAGCAGTAGGCTATGTAGGTGTTACCAGTAGCATTTACCCAATCAATACTGCCTAGAGTAAAAACAGATGAACCGGGGCTTGTGTCATTCCAAAACCTATTATCGTCAGCAGAGGCATTACTACCGTTAAGTATCAAATAGTCTGTTGGGTCATTAGCAAACACAGACCAGTTCTTTGTTGCATCTCTCTGCTTAATGAGCATAAACTCTGGAGCCTGCGATAACCCATGTCCTACAGTTGCGCCAGCAGTGGCATTACCCGTATAACTAACAATACTAAACCCTGCTGTAGTGTTAGCACTTACTGTTGAAGTGATTGTGCCGTCAGTGTTGGATGAGCCAGAGGTGTTGTCTGCTTTCCAGTTCCATGCGACATGATTAACTCCACTGGCGTTTATTGTCAAAGTTTGGCCTATAGTAAATCCATCACTGTCAAAAGATTGCAATCCGGCTGTAAATGGACCACCGCCATCATTTTCTGCGCCACTTGTATTAGATATAAGGTAATTAGTAGCGCCACGAACTACGTCATATAATTGATGGCCGTATGCTGTGGGATTGTTTCTATGTTTTAGCCAAGTAAAATCAGGCTGAAATCCAACACCTGTGTAAGAATCGCTAGTCCCGTACAGACCGGTATACAACACCGTATTAAAATGTTCTCCCGGTAAAGCAATACTAGGATCAGACAGGTTATCTTCGCAGAGTGCTAGATAGCCTGATGGTGGTGCGTAGTAGAAGTCGCCTTTGCCGTTGCCGTCGGTGTTGTTCTGGGCTGTTTTAGTTCCTGCAAATGAAGAGTCTTGGCCAAAGTTGGCTATTAAATCACTTGTGGCATTACCATCTCTTGCATAAACCATAGGCACATAAGTAGCACCATCAGTTAATCCAGTAACAGCAGTACCTTGTGACACATTGTTTTTATAGAAATCTAAAGTTCCAGCATCTAAATCAAGAGCGACACCAACAATATCGCCAACTGTTTGCCAAGTTTGACCATAAGAACTAGAAGAGCCATTAGAATAGAATACACCAGTATCACGATATACTAACTCATAGGAAGTTCCTTCTTTAAAATAGCCCACCGCATCATTGTTATAACCGCCACCAGTATTACATAATTCAAAATACCATTTGCCAGACGTGACACCAAAAGTGCCGTGTGCTTCTACATTAGACCCGGTTTCTCGCAAATTACCCTCTGATAAATTCGTACCTGCAGTTAATGCGAAAGCAGGAGAAACAGATAAAGGATTCAGCGTACAAAAGTTATTCGTCGGACTATCAAGAACCTGATCCGTAGCCGCTAGGTTAGTCGGTGTGAAGTTATTACCGTTGCCGCTAGAGTCTGCGCCTAGTGATGCGCTGTTGCTGAAGTTTAAGTAGAAGCCGTTAGTACCGTAAGTGCCAACGTACTTCTTGGCAATCCACTGGTTTGTGTCTTCGTTGGTTTCGCCAAAGTCTGATGGAGTTAGTGCTTGACCATCAATCAAGTGAAATTCTGCTAGATAACCATCAAAATGTCGGCCTGTAATATAAGTTGATCTTCCGATATAATGCGGTACTGTGTTGTTAATCCTAGTATCGTCATTTAAAGAAGCAGTTGTTCCAGTTAATGTTTGCGAAACTCCGTTAACCCATAACTTTACTCTGTCCGAAGCAGTCGCTTCTGTTGTGTCAACGGCAACTACAACATGATACCAAGCACTTGGATCACGAAAAACGGCACTAGTATATAATTCAAAACTTCCAACATTGTGAATTTTTAATAACGAATCGTCAGCCGTTTCATTAAAGCGAACATAAGTTCTATCGCTACTAACTCCGGCTGTTCCCGCCATTATGACATTTTGATAATCTACGGTTGATATTGATCTTTTTGCCCAAAAACTTAACGTCCAAGTTTTTCTATTACTAGCAGACGACGGAGTTTTGCTTAAATAATCTCCATTATCAAACCTTAACGACTGCTCAATCTCATAGCCGCCCTGCCCTGACGACCCGGCAAGGATGTTGTTACCTGTTAATCCACTCATGAATAGTTCAGAGTCGCTACGGCTTGAATGTTGGTGCTGTCAAGAACCACATAGTCGACACGGTCAACAGCCGCTGGAGTCGTAGTAAGCGTAGGCGCAGTTCCTCCTGCAAAATCCCAGTAGGTTCCCCAAGAGGCTGTGCGTGAGCCAGTGCCGTCTTGCGTGATAAAGATGCTACCCGTCTGACCTGCGACAATATTGCTAGGATTGTTAAACGTAGCGTTGTGTCCTAGCGTAACCTTGTAGTTGTTGCTGTTGGATAGGTCTATGGTAATACTGGTAGACGATGTAAGCGTAGTTATGTTGCCTGACGTAGCCGCGACAGCAATAGTTCCTGACGCTGTGCGAGGCTCCATTGCATCTACTTTAAGTGTACTCATGGTTTGGGATACCTCGCTTTGACCTGTTGACGGATAGTCTCAAGAGCGGTGACTGCCGCCATACGTTCTTCCACTACGCCTTCCCAGAGTGCTACAACAAGTGCTTCAATGCTTGGGTATTCAGCGGCTCGATCTCGCTGGTATTGAGTGGCGTTGTATTCTGCCTCCCACTCTGCATGGGCGGCTTCGATTTCTGCTTCGGTTGGTTGCGGCGATGCGCTTTTCCATTCTTTGATGTAAACGCCTTGACCGTCATCGCGTAAAACAAAATCAGTTTTAGGGTCAAAGCCCAGTTGTTCAAGACCTTCGCTATTTATCATGTCAGCCTCACAAAAGATGCCATGTTGTTTGTTGCTGTTGTTCCATTAAAGCCAGTAGCATCTAACGGGGGGTTATCATTTGTCCCATGTCGAGCATAGATTTCCAAATAATCGCTTGAACCATTTAATTGGGCAATGCAGGAAATAGTTATGTCATTCTGCATTGAGGCACGATACAAAGTTTCGCCGTGCATAAACTCTGAGCCGTTTTTGTAAACATATCCATCAACAATTTCATATTGGGTTCCGGCATTGTTCCAACCAAGATGAGCAATTACTAAATAATATCCGGCTTGATCTGGTTGGAATCGATAGTTTGTCGTGTTATCCCACCAACCATTCGGGTCATAAACTTCAGTGTCGTATTGAACTTTTGTAATGACATTTTTTGTCATTGCCTGATTTGCGCTGAGAGCAACATTTACATAATCGTTTGAAACGCCAAACCCACTAGCCGTACCCGCATTGCTAATCGTGGCTCCTGATGCCACAGCAAGCGTTGCCCCAGAAGGCAGAGTAAACGTGTCGCCGCTGTCTCCTAATGTGAAAGCCGTACCAGTGGCAGGGCTAATCTTGTTTGCTTTGATTTCAGATGCCATTAGACCGCTCCAATCAATGCGTTAATTTCTGCCTCGGTCAATCCCAAAGCCTCTAGTTTTGATAGCGCCGATGCCTTGTCCGCTTCCGCTTGCAGTTGCTCTGCGGTTGGTTCTGGCGCTGGTTCCAATGGGCGAGGCACAAATGCACCGTCGGTGTACGCGCCGCCTATCCATGCGTCGTGAGTGGCTTCGATAAGTTGACCGTCTGCGTGATATTCGCCGCCGTCCCATTGGATGAGGTTCTGCACGATGCCGTCTTTAACTACTGCGTATTTATGACTCATCCTGCTATCTCCGTTACGATTACGATGCCGTCACCACCGTTGCCTGATGTTGATGTATATGACGGCGCACCGCCTGCTCCATATCCTCTAGCATTGGGAGAAGAGCCTCCGGTAAAACTTGAACTTGAATCAGAATCTGGCCCACCATGACCAAGCACTGAAGCCGCTCCTGACCCTCTAATGTAGTTGCTATCTTGACCGGGAATATTTATATCCCCTCCTGTAGCGGCTCCACCCACTCGAGACAAATAATTAGTGGTTCCATCTCCCCCCGAACCGCCTCCGCAAGTAATGGTGTTTGTTCCGTCAGACCAGATACTTGATCCACCGTTATTGCCGTTACCAGAAGTGACTCCTGCACCGCCAGAACCGATAGTTATAGTTGATGAAGAAATTGAAGAAACATCAATTAATTTTTTAGCGTAACCCCCAGCCGCTCCCGGCCCTGCATAACTTCCATTTATTACTCCCCCACTGCCACCCGCACCTTGCACTTCTACAATCACTCGCTTGATCGTCACGCCAAGCGCAGACTCACGAGTAGCCTTTGTCCAAGTGCCGGATGAGGTAAAGGTAGATACGCCGACGATGCCGGAGGTAAAACCAGATGCGCTTGCTCCTGATCCTAGCGTTACTGTATCGCCGGAGCCGCCGATAGTAATGGTGCTTCCGCTTTCCGGCGCAATGCTGTTTACGTTGATTGTACTCATACAATAACCCAAGTTGAGCCACTAGGAACTGTTACGGTTACTCCAGTATTTACTGTAACCGGGCCAGCACTCATGGCGTTTTCATTTGACGTAATAGTATAATTGGTTGTAACGGTTTGTTCGTTCTCATAAAAAACTTCATCGCCACCTGCACCTGTTGCACCGCCACCTAACGCGCCCCAAGCACTTCCGTTATAACCCTCAAATCCAGATGTATCGCTATTAAATCTAACATAACCAGCATTAGGCGATCCATCCCTTTCCGCAGTAGTTCCTGACGGAAGCGCACCCGATCCTGTGCCAGAAGTTTTTGCAATAAAACTTCCACTACTTGCAGAAGTAATACGACCTTGCTGATCTACAGTAATAGCAGATGCGGTGTAACTACCCGGAGTAACAGCAGTGTCAGCAAGTTTGTCAGCAGTAACCGCATCATCAGCGACAGTTGCAGTTTGTACTTGTTTCCAATCTACTCCATTAGTAGCGGTAGAATCGGCTAAAAGAGCATAGTCATTTGTACCTACTGGCAGTCTAGTTTCTGCATCTACCGTATTGTATACAAGAAGGTCGCCTTTAGTGCTAAGTTTATCAGGGTATGCAAATGCAGTTGGTTGCCATTCTCCGCTAGTTGAAGAATACTTAAGAACGTAATCGTTTGCTAAACCAGTTAAATCTACGTCATTATGTGCGCCAATAGAAGTAGCACCGACAATAGCAGAATCTTGTGTAGTAACAGCACCGCTGGTTACTGTAAACTTTGCAGAGTCAAATGATGCCACACCTTTGTTGCTTGTTGTAGCATCTTCTGCGGCAATAGTTACGGTAGTTCCTGTTGCGGAAGTATCAATACCTTCTCCGCCAACAATAGATAAAGCCTCAGAGTCAAGATCAATATCAATTGATCCGCTATCCGTAATAACATCAAGGTCTTGCGCTGTAACCTGAGAGTCTACATAGGCTTTGATAGACTGTTGGGTAGCAAGTTTAGTAGCAGAGTTAGATGCCATGTCATCTTCATCTTTAATACCCGTTACCGTGGCTCCGTCACCAGCAATGTTGACAGAACTAAATTTACCAGTAGATGCAGATGTTGCTCCAATAGGAGTGCCATCAATTGTACCAGCGTTAATGTCGACACTGTTGGAAGTTTCTGGCGAAATTGCTAAAGTTACCCAATCGGTATTTGCCTCGTTCCTAATTTTTAAGACATTGTTTGCCGTGTCAAACCATATAAGACCAGCAGATATTGCGGTAGCAGGAGCAGATGCGCTAGTGTGAATAGCGTTAACAGCAGTATCTACAGATGGAAATGAATTTTTTAATACAGACTTAATAAGCCTAAGATGATCGTCACCCTGACTTACATTGTCTGTTGCGGCTGGATTTGTAGATACCAACCCATTTAAATAACTTGCGCTTTCTAATGCCATTAGTAGTACCCGCCTGTGTTCATTACCCTAAGAGCAGAGCCAGAGTGTCTATCTTTATTATCCTGCTCTTGTAATTTGTTTACTGATTCAGTAAATGCAGTAGCCCATAATTGAATACGTTGATCGTTCATCAAAAACGGCTCTGCCTCCAATAAAGTTCCATACAAATAAATATCTGGCGCATTAGTAATTACCCAGTTAGTTGGGCTTCCGTCGCTTAATGCATCAAATGTTTTGTAGTACAGCATACTAACGCTATACTCTACGTCTGGCGTTGGGCCAAACTTAATGGTATCCCCAATAATAGTGTAAACTTCTGGCCTACCTGATAAACTTCCAGCATATATCCTATTAATAATCTCTGGGGTTACATACTGTATTTGTACTAGTGGATTGGCAATTAAATGCACATCCCGCATTTGCACATAACCAGCAGGTAATGCAATCGTGCTAGTGCCAGCAGTCGTAGTGACAGAGGTATCAAGTGTTTCCATAGCGCGAATTCGTAAGGAACGGTTAAACCGCGCCTCACATAATGAAATAAACTCAGGTATTCTTGCCGCCAGATCGTCACGATCTAGCCAGTTTGCTACCGCAGTTTGTAATTCGCTGTAGTTAGATATAGCCATTAACTGTTCTTACTTGCAAACCATACTCGGTTGTTAATGATAGGCAATTGGTTATTACCAGTGAATGTAGGTTGGTATAGCCACATAATTAAATCCTCGTAGGAGTTGTCCTAAAGTATTTGTTATCAGGGTCGTTGAGGTATTTCTTAAGTAGGTTACTGTCTTTTTGAATCATACCGTTGGTATCTTTCATCCATTGTTCCCATACGTTAATAGGAATAGATGCTACTCGTATACCTTCGCCCATCTTACCCGGAGTCTTTTTGTCTCCGTAGTTGTTGTAATCAATCTTGTTTTTTTCCAGAATAGATGAAACATCTTGGTAAGTTTCTAGCGTAAATCCGCCGTCATCTTCTGGAATAAACTTTTGCCACCGCTCCGCTGATTTCTTAGACATGGTATCTCTTGTTCTCTCCTCTGCAAATTTCTGCCATTCTTTCTTGCAATGGCTTAGGTTGTTTTGCTTTTGGTTTTTTTGGTTCTTTTGCTTTTAATGCTTCTCGTAATTCCTTTTTTGTACTCATGCTCTCTAAACCAGATTGTCATCACCCACTTTTCTCCGCTGTCTGGAGACATACCCATATGCAATGATAGGGGGTGAGGCTCTTTGTTTTCATCAAGATTGCCAAACATAAGTATTCGTCCTTGCATTGCTTGAACTACAAAACCTAGATTTGGAAATCCAGTAGACCCACCGTCTGAATCGTTCAGATAAAGAAGCAGGGTTACGCTCCTATTGCCAGCATCCTCTAACTCAGGAGGTTGCTCGACCTTTGCATCAGTAGGCCAAGCGTCC